AAGCCGCTGTCCATGGCCGACATCCGGAGGGCTGGCGGATGATCAGCGCCAACTCGCGATACCGCGATTCCAAGGTCGAGAAGGTCGTCAGCGAGGACGGCAGCCCACAGTTGGCCATCGTGCCCGGCCTGCCTGCGGCGTGGCGGTTCAACTACTCGTACCACTACGTCATGCTCGGCGACCGCCCGGACACCCTGGCGGCTCGCCACTTCGGCGACCCCACCATGTGGTGGGTCATCGCGCGCGCCAACCCCGAGATCCTCAACTGGGTCGACGTCGCTGCTGGCACCGTGATTCGAGTCCCGAGTGCCTAGCGCTGGAGTGCAGAGCCTGTACGCCGAGGGACGTCGTGTGCGCGACCGGATCGTGGCCTGCGAGGTCCGTGAGGCCAACGCTTCCCACGTGCTCGCGATCATCGACGTCGTCACGACCCCGCAGTCTCGCGTCATCCCAGAGCGCACGCCGGTCCAGATGACCTGGGGCGAGGCCCCGAACTCCCTGGAGGACTTCTACGGCTACGTGCATCATCACCAGGCGCTCTCGCCGCTCGAAGGCCAGACCGGAGTGGGCAACGTCGTGCGCTACGTGCTGATCGGCACCAGCCTGCCCATGAACCAGCAGCGCACGCGCTCGTGGCGTGGCGTCAGCGGCTCGTACCTGGCGCGGGCCATTGCCAAGGAGCACGGCCTGCGCGCAGTGGTGAACCAGAGTCCCCGCGTCTACCCGTACGTCGCCCAGAGCGGCAACAGCGACTTCTCCCTGCTGAAGCAGTTGGCGACCGACGTCGGCTTCCGGCTGTGGGTGAACGGGGCGACCTTGTGGTTCGTCGACCCCGAGGCTCTGCTGCTAACACCGAAGACCCGCAACGTGCCAGCATTCTCCATGGTGAACCGGACTGGAATCGCCGATTCACTGCTCGGCCTGGAGGTCGTCAACGGCACGATGGTCGACGACGGTGGAGTCCTGTCGAACATGACGGCCTACGGTTTCGACCCGCGCTCGAAGCGGTTCTTCAAGGCGACATCCGGCAGCACGGATGCGTACCTCCAGACAGTGTCACAGACCGCGCCGGTCGAGAGCCTGGCCGAGGCCGCAACGACGCTGTCTGCGAGCCAGGCAGCCTCCCGTAACTGGGTGACCGCCAAGGCCCGCGTGCGGGGCAACGCTTCCCTGCGACCGGGCAGCCTCATCAGGCTCGGCGGCAGCGGTGTCCTCCCGGACTACCAGGGCCTGTGGCTCGTCGACTCGGCGACGCACTCGGTCGTCCTGCCGGACCAGAACGTGGTGGGCGCGAACAACTACGTGACCGACCTGCAACTCGTACGGAACAGCACGTCGGCGCTGACGTTCAAGGACGCCCTCTCGCTCTCCCCAGCGGTGGAGTCCACCCCTTGTCGACTGACCGATCAGGGCCTGTGGCAGGCCTCGATCTTGGAGGAACGCTATGTTGGCTAGCCAGGAGCCGGTGCTCGGGCTGTACCGCGCTGAGGTCGCGCTGAACAACGACCCTCAGCAGCGGGGCCGGGTCGTCCTGCGCGTGCCGCAGATCCTCGGTGACGCACTGACCGACTGGGCTGAGCCCTCCGCGCCGCCCGCCAGCATCCCGGACATCCACGATGCCGTGTGGGTCCAGTTCTCTGGTGGTGACGTCACCAAGCCGGTCTACGCCGCGTACGCGGGTGGGACGGTGGAGATCCCGGACGTCGGCGGTCCGTCGGACACCCTGCCTCCCAAGGCCCCGACGGCACTGACCGCGACGACCGGCTACGACCTGACCTCTGAAGGCAACTCCTCCGCGTGGGTCGTGGCGACGTGGATCGCGCCGACGGAGAACGTCGACAGCAGCCCGCTGAGCGACCTGGACCACTACGAGGTGCGCTGGTCCTACGACAACGCGACCTGGACGCCCTCAGGGGCTGTCACGGACACCACGGCCCGTCTGGACCGGCTCCGTACCGGCGTGCGCGTCTACGTCAACGTCCGCAGCATCGACAGGTCCGGGAACGCCTCCCTGTGGGGTGCCTACGACCTGATCACGGGCTCGGCCAGCGACCCGCTCCCGGTGCCGTCGCTGCCCACCATCGCCTCGAAGTTGTCCGGCGTCCTGGTGGCCTGGGACGGGCTGACCGCGACGGCTGCTGCCATGCCCTCGAACCTGTTGCGCGTCGAGGTTCATCGCGGTCTGACGGCTGCCTTCACGATCACCGACGCCACGCTGATCTCCTCGTTCACCCAGGCCGGGTCGCTCATCGACACCTCGGCTGCGCTGGACGTCACGTACTACTACCGGCTCGTCTCGGTGAACCGGGTCTTCGTGCGCTCGGCTGGGACCACCGGCATCTCGGGCACGCCGCGCCGGGCAGTGACGGACGACCTGGCCGACAACCTGATCACCGCGCAGAAGATCGTCAACGCGGCCATCGACGCGACCAAGGTCGGCTTCACCGTCGGCGGCGGCAACATCCTGCCGAACTCCTCCTTCGAGGCTGACGCCAACGCTGACGGCATCCCCGACTCCTGGTTGTCGTACGTTGCGGGCTCGCCGGTCACTGGGGTCCGCGAGTTGCTGACCACGCGAGGTGTGACCTACGGCACCAAGGCCCTGCACCTGAAGGCCGCGACCATGGTCAACGGCGACCGGGTCGGCATCTCCCTGGGCTCCACGGCCTCGCTGAGCATGGTCACGGGTCGCCCGCACTGTCTGTCGGTCGACGTCGACAACCCGGCTGGTGGAGCGCCGCTGGTCGTGCAGTTGGACTACCGCACGTCGGCGGACGCGTTCATCTCCAGCGAGACCATCACGGTGGCTCCGGGCTCGGCGGCTGGCCGCTACTCGAAGGCGCTGACCGTCCCGGCGACGGCTGCCAAGTTCCGGCTCTACATCTACCTCAACGCGCTGTCGAGCCTGACCGCGCCTGAGGCGTGGGTCGACTCCATCCAGTTGGAGCAGGGCAACGTCCCCACGGCGTACTCCCCGGTCTCGGACGAGATCCTCGACGGCGCTGTCACGACCACGAAGATCGCCAACGCGGCCATCACCGACGCCAAGATCAACGACCTGAGCGCGGCCAAGATCACGGCTGGCTTCCTCGACGTCGCGAACCGGATCCAGGCGGGCTCCATCGACGCGCTGAAGATCGGCGCGAACTCGATCACCGCTGGCCAGATCGCTGCTGGCACGATCACGGGCGACCGGCTCGCCGCCAGCACCATCACGACGCAGAACCTCGACGTCCAGGCGATGTCGGACAACATGATCTCCAACGGCGACATGGAGACCTTGGACGGCACGCGGGTCGCTGAGTGGCAGTTGCGCTACTGGCAGGGCACCATCCCCACCATCGGCGTCGAGACCACGACTCCGATCTCGGGCACCAAGTCACTGAAGATCATCGCGGCGGATGACACGTCCTCGGCCCAGCACGTGGGCTCGAACAACAAGACCTACTCGGTGCGGCCCGGCGAGACGTACTTCCTCAGCGCCAAGGCCCAGTCCAGCCGGGCCATCGCAGGCAAGCGACTCCAGATCGTCATGTGGTCCACCGACGACAAGACGCAGGTGTGGACCGCGCTACGACCGGGCACGCTCGCAACCCAGGTCGCACTGGCCGACAGCATGACCGGTGAGGTGCAGGTGCTCACCGGCACCTTCACCGTCCCCGACGGGCAGTTCTACATGACTCCGTCGCTCAGCGCGGACCCGAGCGGGGACGGTGCTGGGTACACCCTGCTCTGGGACGAAGTCGAGATGTACCGCCAGTTGACCAACGTCAAGATCGCCAACGGCGCGATCACCGCCGACCACGTCAGCGCAGGTGCGATCACCGCCGACAAGTTGACGTCCGAACTCGTGCTGGCGGGCTCCATCAAGACCGGCCTCACCGGCAGCCGGGTCGAGATGGACGACGACAGCCTGCGCGTCTACGACAACAACGGGCAGCCCACTGCGGTCTTCCCGACGGACGCCGACCTGCCCAACCAGTTCACCGGCAACATCTTCGCCAGCGGTCTGACGGTGAACGATGGGCTGTCCGTGCGCGGCGCGGGCGAGTTCTCGACCGGATCGACGACGAGCCTGAAGTCCTCGGTGACCACTTCCGGTGTGCCCCCGACGGTGACCATCGACTACCCGAGCATCCCCTTCAACGCGCAGTACCAGGACTACCGAAGCGGTTGCTACTGGGACGGGGCCAATTACTACATGGCCGTGTCCCTGTTCGGCACGGGGCTCTACCAGATCACGCCCGCTGGAGTCATCAGCAAGATCGGCTTCGACAAGAACGGCTCGAACAACGTGATGGGCCTCACGAAGATCGGGTCGACGTGGTACGTCCTGGCCGAGGCTGGCTATGGGCGGCTGAGCGGTGTCTACGTCTACGCCTACAACTCCTCGTGGGTGAAGACGGCTGAGTGGCTGTACTCCTCTGCCATGCCCAAGTACAAGCCGTGCATCGGCACCAACGGCACACAGTTGCTCATCGGTCAGGTGCTCGACGCGGGCACGGTGACGATCAAGCAGTACTCGACAACAGGCACCCTCGCCGCGACGCTGTCCTCGACCCAGAACCTGTCGCGCGACCTGTCCGGCGTGATGTTCGGCACCTTCGACTACGGCGCGAACCGTTACCTCCTCTCGACCCGAATCGCCGGGACGGCGAGCGCGGTCTACACCTACACCGTCAGCGGCACGACCCTGACAGTGCAGACCAACGAGACGTTCCCCTGCGCCAACAACGAACTGATGAGCGGACTGGGATACGACGGCACCAACATCGTCACGCTGTCGCGTGATACGGGGCGCATCTACAAGTACACGGCTAACAAGTGGACGACCGAGAGCCCCCTCTGGTGGGCGTCGTTCGCCTGGCGGCAGGGCACGGCGAGCACCTTCCTGACGACCCAGTCCGCCCGTGCCAAGTTCACGATGAAGAAGCGCGCGCAGGTGACGCTGTCGGTTCCGCCGATCCCGGTGACCGGAGACCCGACCGACCCCGACTCGGTCACTTTCTACATGGCCCGTGGCACGACCGACCCAGGTCGCACGTCCTCCTACCAGCAGACGCTGCCCGCTCTGGGAGCCCGCAGCCAGACCCTGACTGCTGCCACCTTCACGGGCACGAACCCGGTCGCCAGCACCACGTTCACGAACGCCAAGCCTGCGTCCATTGAGTCGACCAAGGCAGGCGTGAACGGGCCGCTGTCCAAGATCGACGCGGACGGCACCGTGCGAGCCAGCACCTTGGCTGTGGGCGATGTCACGACGCCTGCCACGGGGTTCGTGTCCGCAGTGGGGTTCACCCACACCGACGTAGGGCTCTCCTACTCGGGTGACTGGCACGCGTTCGTCTCCTCCGGTGACTACTTCGCCGAGGCGCAGAAGGCAGGCAACCTCGTGGTGGCCAACTTCCTGTTCGCAACCACAGGTGGTGTGACCCTCACGACGTCGGCCACGGCCATTGGCACCTTGCCGACCGGCTACCGCCCGATCCACGACTTCTTCATCCTGGCGCAGGCCTCGACCAACGCTGCGTTCGTCCGCGTCAACATTCCCAGCAGCGGAATCATCTCGGCGCAGACGCTCTCGGGCACGGTCGTCCTCGGCGGAAACGGCTTCATCAACTGCAACGCGGTCTGGTTCACGGACTAGTGAGTGCCATTCAAGAACCGATTCCTGGGATGATGTGCGTATGCCTGTAGAGATCGCAATCCCGTTCCGTGTCGCCGATGACGGCGGCATCGCGTTCGAGGAGAACCCGGACAGGCAGATCGCCCAGCACGTCCGCTCGCTGGTGGGCACCGAGCCGGGGGAGCGCGTGATGCTCCCCACCTACGGCGTCGACCTGGGCGGGTTCGTGTTCGACCCGGACGACGAGATCGCCGAGATCGAGATCGCCCAGGCCGTCACGGACGGCATGGCCCGGTTCGAGCCTGGGGCGATTGTCCAAGGAGTAACTCCTTTGCCGACTCAGGACGGCGACGGGATCGCCATGGTCGAGGTGCTCTTCACGCGCAGCGAGGCACCAGGCACAGATGCCGCACTGGCACGCAACGTCAACACCGCCGAGGTTCGCGTCGGGGGAGAGGTTAGGGAGGCCATCCGTGGCTAGCACGACCATCGCCGTCGACTACACGTCCAAGGACTACGACGGCTTCAGGGCATCGCTGCTCGACTACGCCAGCCGCGTCTTCCCCGAGTGGAAGGGTCGCAGCGAGGGCGACTTCGGCGTGCTCATGGTCGAGATGTTCGCCTACCTCGGCGACATCCTCTCGTTCTACGGCGACCGGATCCAGCAGGAGTCCTACCTGTCGAGCGCGAGCCAGCGCCTGTCGCTGCTCCAGATCGCCGACCTCCTGGGCTACACCCCGAGCAACGGTGTTCCGGCCAGCGGGACAGTGACCTTCCAGACCAACAACCCGCAGGTGCCGGTGACCATCCCGGCTGGCACGCAGGTGGCGACCGACTACCTGGCCGACATCGACGGGCCGGTCCTGTACGAGACCCAGGCCGACGTCATCGTGCCTGCGAACGGTGGCACGGTCGTGGCCACCGTCGTCGAGGGCTCCACCCGGACGCTGGACAAGATCGGCGTCTCCAGCGGGCTGGCCGACCAGACCTTCCGACTGCCCTACACCCCCGTCATCGACGGCTCGGTGCGGGTCTTCGTCGAGAGCGTCGGCGACCCCGAGGAGTGGGTGCCGCTCCAGTACCTCGTGGACGCCAACCCCGAGGACAAGGCCTTCAGCGTCCACTCCGACGCAGAGGGCGCTACGTGGATCCTGCTGGGCGACGGCACCAGCGGCCTCATCCCGGCCACCGGGCTCAACATCTACGCGACCTACCGGGTCGGCGGCGGCAGCGCGGGCAACCGGCTCGCGGGGACCATCACGCAGATCGTGCAGGCCATCCCTGGCGTGTTCCTGAAGACCGACGTCAACGGCGTCTCGCTCTCCTCGGCCATGACCGGTGGGGCCGACCCGGAGTCGGTCGAGCAGATCCGTCGCAACGCGCCGCTGGCCTTCCGGACGCAGCAGCGGCTGGTGACCCTCCAGGACTTCGAGGACGCGGCCCTGGCCATCCCTGGCGTGTCCAAGGCAGCCGTGATGGCCAACCACTACACCTCCGTCGTGGTCTACATCACTGGGCCCAATGGGACCACGCCGAACCAGGCGCTGAAGGACAGTGTCCAGACCGCGCTGACGGCCCGTGCGTTGGCTGGCGTCACCGTCACCGTCGCGGCCCCGAGCGTGATCAAGGTCAACGTCGGCTCGGTGACGTACCCGGTCACCATCACCGCCAAGGCGAGGCACCACCGGACCATCGTGCAGAACGACGTCCTGAAGGCCTTGCAGAAGATGCTGGCCGTCGAGAGCACCGACTTCGGCATGCGCGTGTCGCTGTCTGACGTCTACGCGGCGATCTCTGAGGTCGAGGGCGTGCAGTGGGTCAACATCCCGATGTTCGCCCGCACGGACGCCGCGCAGACCGGCACCGCTGACATCCAGTTCCGCACCTGGGAGATCCCCACCCCAGGCAACATCGTGCTGTCCGTCTCTGGCGGGATCGGCTGAGGAGTAACTCATGGCTACCTTCCCTTCGGGCATCAAGTCCTGGTCCAAGCGCATCAACAACGTCAATGACGTGGACGCGTCGGACTTCAACCAGTTGGCCGACGAGGTCACCGCGATCCAGACGGTCCTCGGCATCACCCCGGCTGACGACCTCACGCTGAACGGTGTCCGCACCCGGTTCGTGACTGTCGCCGACCGCATCGCGGCCATGGCGCGCGGCACGCAGAACCCGTTCGTTCGGCTCGACAGCGCCGCTGAGGACATCAGCAACAACACGGTGACGACGATCAACTTCGACACCCCGAACGCCATCGACAACCCCAACAGCCTGTTCGACGGCATCGGGTGGACGGTCAAGCGCAGCGGGTACTACGTGCTGACCACCGACATCCGCTGGCCGAAGAACTATGTCGGCTACCGCTACATCGGCCTGATGGTGAACTCCACCGAGGTCGCCGCCGACAGCCGAAGTGCGGACCTGCCGGGTGCGTCGACCGCCCAGATGCGCCAGAGCGTCTCCTGGCAGGGTCGCCTGACCAAGGGCCAGAAGATCACCACCCGCGTCAATCAGAACTCGGGTGTCAAGTTGAACGACGCCTCGATCACACTCTCGGGCTCGTTCCAGCGCGACCTCCCGGCCTGATAGCGGATGGCTACCTACGGCGTTGACTACTACGGGCTGTCCAAGTACGGCACGGCTGCGGTCGTCGAGTACGACGTCAGCCCGTTCGTTGCCATGCCCCTGGACTACGGCAGCGTCGCGCTGACCTGGACGGTCCCGCAGGCCGACGTCGACCGGCTGCGCCTGGTCCGCAACCGCTACGGCTACAGCGTCCACGCCACCGACGGCGAGATCATCCTCGACACGACCTTCATCCCCGAGTCGTTCACGGACACCGAACTCCCGCACGGCGTGCAGTTCTACTACACGATCTTCGTCTACCTGCGGGGCGAGTGGGTGCGCGCTGGCGTCACGACGACCATGCCGACCAAGGAGGCGGGCTACGGCGAGCGGATGTACAACCTGCTCCCCGGCTTCTTCAAGTACGGCATCCGGAACGTCGGCGACGACGTCGTGGAGAACGAGGCCCTGCGGTCGTTCATGAACGTCTTCGGCTGGGGCTTCGACAGCCTGTCGACCCAGTACGACTCGCTGCTCCGTAGCCACGACGCCGACTCGGTCAGCGTGGAGAACCTGGAGCGCCTGGCGAGCGATCTCGGCATCACCTACGAGCACGCCGTCCCGGCCCGGCAGATGCGCCAGCGCGTCAAGTACAGCGGCCACATCGCGCGCCAGAAGGGCACCCTGGAGGGTCTGCGGAACCTCGTCAACACGGTGACCGGCTGGGACGCGGAGATCTCCACTGGTGCGAACCTCATGCTCGACGGCCACCAGGCCTCGTTCATCTTCCCGCACTACGAGGACTACTCGCCGCTGATCAACTACCCCGTGGGCGACCGCGTGAGGCACCAGTTGTTCTGCTACGAGGCCAAGGTCGGCACGTACGGCAACGCGCCCACAGGGACGCGCGCAGACACGACGTACTGGCACTGCATCGGCGACGCCGACAACGCGACCTGGGTCGACGGCACCTCGAACCCGGACTGGTACAGCCGGGTCAAGAACCAGAAGACCAGCGGCATCTCCACCTGGGAGGCGCTGGCCCTGACCGCTGGCGTGCCCGGTGGTGCGTACACCCGCCTCGGCGGCGGGATCCCGGACACCCAGGATCCGAGCCTGGAGACCCGCAACGCGATCTACGTCTTCAACGCCCACGCCACGCTGCCGGGCGACTTCGCCCTGCGGTCGGTCTCGCGGCTGACCGGCGACTCGGCGATGGACCCGAGCCAGCCGATCCTGGACGGCATCCCGATGCGCTCGGCGCGGGGCAAGTTCGACGTCGCGAAGACCTACGAGAAGGGCGACGTCGTCCTGTTCCACGGTCGCGTCTACCGGGCCCTGAACCAGACGGTGGGGGCTGTCCCCGACGCGAGCGGCCCCGCCGTCGTCACGGCTGACTGGGAGCCCCTGGGCATCGACAACCGGATCCGCTACGCGATGTCCGGCTACACCCACCAGCCTCCCTCGTTCTCGACGGGCAAGCCCTCGTCCGGCGTCACGCCGTACATGGACTACTACGACGAGCGCGGGAAGTTGATCGTCTCGGTCGACGCCAAGGCCTACCCGCAGGTGCAGTTGGACTCCTTCGGCCTCGGCTGGGGCACCGTCAGCACGGGCCGTGCCATGGACGTCGGGGCGAGCACCTACACGGTGAGCCCGGCCAGCGGCTGGAGCGCGAGCGGATACAAGGACGGCGTGCTGTTCCCCAAGAGCACCGCGACGATGGCCACGAGCCTCGTCACCGGCCTGGCGGACGGGCAGGTGGCCGTGACCCTGCGGACCGACGCACCAGCCGGTGTGAGCCAAGGCATCATCTTCCGGTACTCGAACGCGACCAACTACCTGCTGGCCAACCGCACCACCCTGAGCAAGAAGGTGGCGGGCTCCGTGACGTCGCTGGGCACCTACTCGACGGCGTTCTCGGATGGTGACCGCATGACGGTCAAGATGCAGGGCTCCACGATCACGGTGTACCGCAACGGAACCAGCGTGCTGACGGTCACTGACTCGTTCAACAGCACGGCGACCACGCACGGAATGGCGGTAGCGGCCTGATGTCCAGCGCAGACACGATGATCCTCGGTGAGATCGACCAGTACGGTCACATCGCCACGGCGAAGATCCCCGGCATCCAGACGGCTGAGGCTGTCGGCGTCATCACCTCCAGCGGCTCGATCCTGGCGGGCATCAACGCCCCGGTCGCTGCGTTCGACGACTTCGCGCTGTTCGGCGTGAGCGACCCGGACCCGGCCATGGTGCTGGTGCAGCAGGTTGGGCCGACCACGACGGGGGCCTACGGGGCTCCCTGGAACCGCAACTACATGGTGGTCACCCCGCCCGAGCACTACACGACGTCCGGAAGCACCAAGGCCTGGTCGCGGGCTGCGTTCGCCTCCCTGGGCTTCCGGTTCACTGGCGTCACGGCGCAGAACTGGCAGTACCTGGAGGACGTGCAGTACGAGGAGTTGCCGCTGAACCTGACGGCCCCGACCGGCTACACGACTCCGCGCCGGATCGAGATGCGCGTTCGGCCCGACCGGCTGAACCACATCAAGAACCCGTCGATCCCCGGCGTGACCACGAACTGGTCCACGGTCGGCGCGAGCACCGCGCTGGCTGCCGACACGACGTTCGCGCACAGCGGGACGCACAGCGCCAAGGTGACCGTCAACACGGCAGGCGTCCGCGCTGGGGCCACGATGGTCCTGGACGACCTGATCCCTGGGCGTCAGTACTGCGCGAGCGCCTACATCGTTCCTGGGGCTGGGATCGGCGACGTCCGGATCATGGTGGCGAGCAAGGGCGACCGGTCGCTGACGGGGGAGACCCTGTCGACCAGCACCGACGTCAAGGGTCAGTTCACTCGCATCTGGGCGACCTTCGTGGCGTCGGCGTCGACCGAGACCTTGCAGATCGGCGTGGCATCGAACAACACCGCGACGGCCAAGTCGTTCTGGTTCGACGACGTCCTGTGCGAAGAGGGCACGCTGCCCCGGACCTACTTCGACGGCTCGATGGGCTACGACTACCTCTGGGAGGTCGGCGGCACCGTCGGGCTCGCGCGCTCGTACCACTACGGGCAGCGCAAGGAGAAGAGTTACCTCGTGAAGACGCTTCTCGACGAGAATACGCCTGTGGGGATTGACTCCATGGATCCGCTCTTCGCGGTTCCCCTCAACTCGTAAGGAACCGACATGCAGAAGTTCATCGACCAGATCCTGGCCAGCCTGATCCGGACCGTCGTGCCGGTGGTCGTCGGTCTGGTGCTGTCGTACGCCCTGAAGGCGAACCTTCATCTCGACGACCAGTGGGTGACCGACGCCGTGACGCTGGCCGTCACGACCGGGTTCTACGCGCTGGTCCGGGTGCTGGAGACCTTCGTGTCCTCCAAGTTCGGCTGGCTGCTCGGGCTGGCCAAGACGCCGACCTACGTCGCGCCGGACGCCGCTGTCTGATGCACCTCCTGCTGACCGTCCTGGCCGTCTTCTTCGCCTGGGAGACACTGCTTTCCGTCGTCCCGTCGGCGGTGCCTGGCGCTGTCCGACCGCTGATGGTGGCAGGGCTGGCCTACGGGTCGACCTACGTCCCGGAGCCGCTGCTCCTGGCCGGGGCTGTGGCCGGGGCGGTCGGCCTGCTGCACGTCCTCGTCACCCTGGCTGGGGCCAGCACGCCGAGCCTCGTGGACCAGATCCGGCTCCCACGACGCTCCAGGGATCCGCTCCCAAGAGGGGTCGGAAGCCGCGTTCCCAGCCTCCCCTGAGCACGACAGAAGCAATAAACCCCGAAACCGGTTCGCTGGTATCGGGGTTTATTGCATTTAGGAACCGGTTCCGATACGCTTCCGGAGTTGCTTCACCCCATGTCACCACCCGAACTGGAGAACACCTTGACCAACCCCATCACCATCGCTGTCGCGGGACCGGGCGACTCGAACTTCGACAACACCGCCGATCTACTCAACGACTGGCTCGGCTACGGCGAGGCCGACGCCGAGGGCTACTTCGAGGAGTCCGAGCGCGAGGTCACCCTGATCCTCCCGATCACCTCCGAGACCATCGCCAACGACGGCTTCCTCACGGTCCTGGACTGGTCCGAGAAGGCCGACCTGCCGTACATCGCGGTCACCGACGACTCGACCGGTCGCAAGATCGAGCGGCTCCTGAAGGAGGCCGACGCGGTCCACAAGGTCGCCAACGTAGAGGCCAAGATCATCTCGCTCCTGAAGGACGCGACCGGCGAGGCCGTGTTCGTGGCCCTGTGGGGCGAGGAGGGCGACGAGTTGACCGAGCGCATCCTCTCGCTGGCTGACGAGGCTGGCATCCCGGCCAAGGATCTGACCGACGGCCTGGACGTCCTGACCTTCGCCGACGACAGCGCCGACGAGCCGGTCGAGGAGCCCGAGCCCGAGGCGGACCCGGAGCCCGAGCCCGAGGAGGCCCCCCGTCGTCGTGGTCGTCGTGGCCGTGCCGCCGAGTCCGAGGAGGCCGTCGAGGAGGAGCAGCCGCTCACCGAGGACGACACCAAGGTGGAGGAGCCGGTCGTCGAGGAGAAGCCGAAGCGCACGCGTCGGACCAAGGCGCAGATCGCGGCGGACAACGAGGCCGCTGAGGCTGCCAAGGCCGCTGCTGAGCCCGAGCCCGAGGTCGACGCCCAGGCGGTCGCCGAGGAGTCCATCAAGGCCGCTGCCAAGGAGGCCGCTGACACCCTGCGCGAGCAGGAGGCCAAGCGCGAGGTCGCCAAGGTCGAGCCCACGGCCAACCCGTGGTCGAAGCCGTACGCACCCGCCGACCTGGAGAACCGGTTCGCGTTCCACGCTGCGACGACCGAGGAGAAGCGCAACGCCCACACCTCGGTTCGGGTGGCCTGCCTCAACCTGGCCAAGTTCATCGACGAGTCGCTGCCGGACGGTCGCGAGAAGTCCTCGGCGATCACCAAGGTCGAAGAGGCCATGTTCTGGGCCAACGCTGGCCTGGCCCGTCAGAACACCGCTCAGGCCGAGGCCGTCAGCGCCCCGGAGAGCGCCTCTGAGGAGGCCGGTGGCACGGAGACCCAGGAAGAGGCCCCCCGTCGCGGCAGGGGCCGTCCTCGCAAGGATGGCAGCCCCGCGCAGCCGCGCACCGAGGACGACCTGAAGGTCGCGTTCCTGGAGGACGAGGACGGCAAGTTGCGTCGTCGTGGCCGGGGCCGTCCGCGCACGGGCGAGAAGGTCGTCGAGTTGACGCCGTCCGAGATCCAGGACGCCATCGACGAGGGCCTGCTCGCAGCCTGATGGCATAGCGAAGGCCCCCTGACTGCGGGAGAAACCTCAACCGCTCTAGCCAGGGGGCCTTCGCCCCACCATGCCGGGGACGCCCACCACAAACGCCTTGTTCCCAGCCGCTCGAAGAACGAGCAACGACCCCACCGAGGTCGTTACGAAACATACCACCGAACCGATTCCAAGTAGTATTCCAAGCAAGCCACCACTGAACCGAGGAACCATGAGCATTCTCCGCATCGAGCGGACGCCGGGGTACACCACGATCCCGAACGAGACGCTGAAGGACGCACGCCTGTCGTTCCGGGCTCGTGGCGTCCTGGCGTTCCTGCTGTCCAACCCCGACGACTGGGAGGTTCGGACGGGCGATCTGTCGAGCCACGGCAAGGAAGGTCGCGACGCTCTGCGGACTGCCATGGACGAGTTGAAGACCCTCGG